TATTGATTTAATCATCAATGAGCAAGAAGATAAGGCACGTGAACTATTTCACGAAATCGTCGTAGAAAAGTCCAGAGAAATCTATGAATCAATCATGGATGAAGAAGTCATGGCCGAAGCTCATGGCGATGAAGATATGGACGAAGGAATGCATGGTCAAGTCGGTGATCTATTAGACGAAATTAACGTCGAAGAAACCGGAATGACTGAAGAAGAAGAGTCAGACGACATTCAATTTGATGATGAAGCCGAAGAAGCCGGCGACGAACTAACTCATGATGCCGAAGAAATGCATGATGAAGAAGGTGCAGTTGATAAGGCAGAATTGAGCGATATCAAAGACAAACTAGATGATTTGATGGCCGAATTTGAATCACTAATGGGCGGTAGCGAAGAGAGCGAAGAAGAGGAAGAAGTTGTTGCTGAAGCAGTACAGTTACAAAAAGTATCTGTAACTCACGGTGACGATGGAGTACAAAAGAAGAGCCCAGTTCCAGCAAACTCAGGTGCAAAGGGAATGGACAGCAAGCCTGTCAAGTTCTCAGGCGATCATGAAGCTGTACCAAATGGTCCAAAAGGCCCATCAAATGAATATAGCAAGAAGGAAGGCGAACTACCAGGCGCAGGTTCATTCAAGAACGTGCCAGGCGGTAAGGCGAAGGTTGATTTAGCAGCTGCTCCAAAGCCAACAACTAAGGACGGTGCTGCTTATACTAAAAGCCCAGTTGCTAAGGGCTAATTAAGGGTAACTTGGAGAACAATGGCTTTGTATCTAAGAGAACACTTAACGTTTGATAGAGCAAACATGATCGTTGAGTCTGTTAACGAACAGGGCAGCGATCTAAAGACCCTCTATATGAAGGGCATCTTTATTCAGGGCGGGGTAAAAAACGCAAACGAGCGCATTTATCCCGTTTCTGAAATTAATGCTGCTGTCGATACATTAAACAAACAAATTCAAGAAGGTTATTCTGTGCTAGGTGAAGTCGATCACCCAGATGATCTAAAGATTAATCTAGACCGTGTTAGCCATATGATCACAAGCATGTGGATGGATGGCGCAAACGGTTTCGGCAAACTAAAGATTTTACCAACTCCAATGGGTCAATTAGTAAAGACAATGTTGGAGAGTGGTGTAAAACTAGGCGTTTCAAGTCGTGGATCAGGTAATGTAAGCGACTTAGACGGCAAGGTAAGTGATTTTGAAATAATCACTGTTGATATCGTTGCACAACCAAGCGCACCTAACGCATATCCTAAAGCAATATATGAAAGCCTCATGAATATGAAGCATGGTCATAAAGTTTTAGAAATCGCTAGGGACGCAAGGGGCAACAAAAAGGTACAAAATTACTTGGGCGAGGAAGTAAAACGCCTCATCAAGGAATTGAAAATTAAATAAAGGGGATATGAGCATGTTAGATGCTATCAAACCATTACTAGAAAGTGGTCTAATCAACGAAGATGTCTCAAACGAAATTTCAAAAGTTTGGGAATCAAAGTTGACTGAAGCCCGCGATCAAGTACGTGCAGAACTCCGTGAAGAGTTTGCGCAACGTTACGAACATGATCGTACTGTGATGGTAGAAGCCCTAGACAAGATGATGACTGAAAATCTCGCCACTGAAATTGCAGAATTTCATGAAGAGAGAAAGGCATTTAACGAAGATAGAGTAAAAGCCAAAGTACAATTACAAGAACAAGCAAGCAAATTTAACGATTTTCTTGTTACTAAACTAGCTGAAGAAATTCGTGAGTTGCGTAATGATCGTAAAGTGTACATGGAAAATCAACATAAACTTGAACAATTTGTAGTTCATGCTCTTGCAAGAGAGATTAAAGAATTTACACAAGACAAGCAAGCAGTTGTTGAGGCTCGTGTCAAGTTAGTTGCTGAAGGTCGTGAAAAACTAGAAGCATTAAAACAAAAATTTGTTGCTGAAAGTGCAGTTCGTGTTAAATCACTAGTTGCATCACATCTTGCAGGTGAACTATCACAGTTGAAAGAAGATATTAAGTCAGCCCGTGAAAATAACTTTGGACGCAAATTGTTTGAAGCATTCGCTAGCGAATATTCTGTGACTTATCTAAACGATAAGGCAGAAGCTCGCAAGTTAATGAGAGCAATGGAAGAAAAAGAAAAAGCATTGGCTGAAGCAGCAAAGGTAGCCCAAGAAGCAATCGCTGTTGCTGAATCAAAGGATCGTGAAGTCCGCATTATCAAGGAATCAACTCAACGTGAAAAGGAAATGGAAAAACTTCTATCACCTTTAAACAAAGAGAAGGCCGAAGTAATGAAGGCTTTGCTAGAAAGCGTACAGACACCAAAATTGAAGTCCGCTTTCGACAAGTATTTACCAGCAGTTCTAAACACTGGAAGTCCAAAGGCTGGCGCTAAAACAGCCTTAACGGAAAGTGTTATCAAAGAAGTGACTGGTGATAAAGAAACTGCCAAAAAAGAAGTTGAGACTGATCCAGTTGTCGAAAACAACTTGATTGATTTCAAGCGTCTGGCAGGGCTTAAGTAAGACATAGATTAGGAGATAATACAAATGTCAAAAGTACTATTAGAAAGCCGTTGGGACGAGACCAAGGAAGCCCTACTAGAAGGCTTGAAAGGCACTCGCCGCGGAACAATGGGTGTTATCCTCGAAAACACTCGCAAACAGTTGCTAGCTGAATCTTCAGCAGGCACAACAACTGCTGGTAATATCGCAACTCTAAATCGCGTTATTCTTCCAGTAATTCGTCGTGTTATGCCAACTGTTATCGCTAACGAACTAGTCGGCGTACAGCCAATGACTGGTCCAGTTGGTCAGATCCACACATTACGTGTACGTTATGCTAACAGCTTGCAGGATAACTCAGCAGCTCAAACATCTGTCACAGCAGGTGAAGAAGCTCTAAGCCCATTCAAGATTGCACAGGCATACTCACGCACAACTCTAGCAGCTACAAGCACTAATGCATACACTGGTGCCGACACAGCAACACTAGAAGGTAATGGTGGTAAGCAGATCAGCGTACAGATCCTACGTCAGGCTGTTGAAGCCAAGTCACGTAAGTTGCAAGCACGCTGGACATTTGAAGCTGCACAAGATGCACAGTCACAACACGGTATTGACGTTGAAGCAGAAATCATGGCTGCACTAGCCCAAGAAATCACTGCTGAAATTGATCAAGAAATCTTGTTGTCACTACGCACTCTAGCTTCAACTGAGTTTACATACAACCAGGCAACTGTATCAGGTACAGCAACATACGTTGGTGACGAACACGCTGCTCTAGCTGTTCTAATCAATCGCGTTGCAAACTTGATCGCACAACGCACTCGTCGTGGTGCAGGTAACTGGGCTGTTGTATCATCAGCTTCACTAACTGTTCTACAGTCAGCAACAACTTCAGCATTCGCAAGAACAACTGAAGGCACATTCGAAGCTCCAACAAACACTAAGTTCGTTGGTACATTGAACGGTGCAATGCGCGTATTCGTTGACTCATATGCCCCAGATACACAGGCTGTACTAGTCGGTTATAAGGGTTCAAGTGAGACAGACGCAGCAGCATTCTATTGCCCATACATTCCATTGATGAGCAGTGGCGTTGTTCTAGATCCATCAACATTCGAACCAGTCGTGTCATTCATGACACGTTATGGCTATATCGAATTAACTAACACAGCATCATCATTCGGTAATGCTGCGGACTACGTTGGTGAGATCGCTGTACAGAATTTGACTTTCCAATAATAGTTGGATCGATCAGTTCAAAAGATTGGGCGCTTCGGCGCCCTTTCTTTT